GATAGAGTACAAATGGAAGATGAGAGTGGTCTTGTTATATTAGAAAAAGCAAATGCTACTACAGGTCATGCAGAATATATATTACATGAAACAGATTCTAGTGGTGTAGCTTCTTCAGGAACAAAAAATAGTTTTAACTATACACCTGTACCATATAACATAAGTTTAAATGTTTATGCCTTTACAGCAACTGCTGAAAATGGTTTACAAATTGTAGAACAAATTTTACCTTTCTTTCAACCAGATTATACGGTTACAGTAAATGTTTTACCTGAAATGAATATAAAAAGAGACGTACCAATTGTTCTTAACACTATTAATTATGAAGATAGTTATGATGGTGCTTTTACAAATAGAAGAGCAGTAATATATACAATGAATTTTACAGCGAAGACATACTTATTTGGTCCTACTTCTAATGCAGGTGTTATCAAAAAAGTACAATCAGAATTATATACATCTTCAAATTGGGATACTGCTTCACGTGAAGAAAGAATAATAGTTGTGCCTGATCCAATAACAGCTGACGCTGATGATGATTTTGGATTTACAACAACTATAAGTAATTATACCGATGGTAAAAAATATAACCCAAAAACTGGACAAGATGAGTAAATATTATGAGCAATATAGAAGAAAAAGTAAATGAAATTTTAGGTATTGAGACTGCAACTGAAAACGCTGTGGTAGAAAAAAAAGAATTTAAACCTCTAGTTCCTAGAGTTGAAGATAAAGATAAGACAGACGTAGATAACGATTACAAATATAGTAGAGATAACTATTTCCATTTAATAGATAAAGGTAATGAAGCTATTGATGGTATATTAGAAATTGCAAAAGAAGGCCAACACCCTAGAGCATATGAAGTTGCAGGACAATTATTAGGACAAGTTGCAACTACAGTTGATAAATTACAAGACTTACAAAAGAAATTAAAAGAATTAAAAGAAGTACCAAAGATTGCAAGTACAAATGTTAAGAATGCTCTTTTTGTTGGATCAACTGCTGAATTACAAAAGATGTTAAATAGAAAACAAGAAGATGAGAATATTGAAAGCAAAAACGTTACACCCGAACAAAAGGATAATACCGATAAGTGATATAACTTATCTTAAAACTCACGGCGTACCGTTAAAAGAATTAATTGATGGACAAGAATTGATTAACCCTATAGAGGTTTACACACATAAAATAAGTGAGAATATTAGATATGGAGTTAATGGAAAAATATATATGGAGAAAAAGTGGAGTGTACATAAAGGCAACCAAAGATTAAAAGCTGCCTTAAAATTAGGTTACACACACATAGAGGCAATAGTAATAAATGAGTGAAGCATATTTAGGAAACCCGAATTTAAAAAAGATTAATACACCACAACATTTTAGTAAAGAACAAATATTAGAATATCAAAAGTGTGCTGAGAACCCTATTTACTTTATGGAAAATTATATCCAGATTGTATCACTTGACGAGGGTTTAATACCTTTTAAGATGTATCCTTTTCAAAAGACAATAGTAAATACGATACATGATAATAGATTTACAATCTGTAAACTACCAAGACAATCAGGAAAATCCACAACAACAGTATCATATCTTTTACATTTTGCATTATTTAATCCAAATAGTAATATTGCCATACTTGCCAATAAGTCCTCTACTGCTAGAGATATTTTAAGTAGAGTACAATTAGCATATGAAAATTTACCAAAGTGGTTACAACAAGGTGTAATTAATTGGAACAAAGGTAATATAGAATTAGAAAACAAATCAGTTATTGTGGCGGCTGCTACATCTTCAAGTGCTATCCGAGGTGGTTCATATAATATAATATTTCTTGACGAGTTTGCTTTCGTACCTACTAATATTGCTGAATTGTTTTTTAGTTCAGTTTATCCTACAATATCTGCTGGTACAAAAACTAAAATGGTTATAGTATCTACACCTTATGGTATGAATATGTTTTATAAACTTTGGATGGATTCTCAATCCAAGAAAAATGATTATATACCTATTGAAGTACATTGGAGTGAAGTACCAGGACGTGATGAAAAATGGAAAGAACAAACTATACGTAATACAAGTGAGGAACAATTTCAACAAGAGTTTGAGTGTGAGTTTTTAGGTTCTGTAAATACTTTAATATCAGCTACTAAAATTAAACAAATACCTATTATAAATCCTATAAAATCGGCTCAAGGTGTTGATATATACGAAGATAAAATAGAAGGACATACTTATGTTTGTACAGTGGACGTTTCAAGAGGTGTTGATAAAGATTATTCTGCCTTTCTGGTATTTGATGTATCTAAAATGCCTTACAAAGTTGTGGCCAAATATAGAAGTAACGAGATTAAACCCTTTGTATTTCCTAATATAATTAACAGAGTATGTTTAGCATATAATCATGCTCATATATTAACAGAGGTTAATGATATAGGTCAGCAAGTAGCAGAGGCTTTACAGTTTGAAATTGAATATCCTAATATATTAATGACTACTCAAAAAGGTCGTGCTGGTCAAATATTAGGTGCAATGTTTAGTGGTCGTGGTTCATCTATGGGTGTTCGTATGACAAAACAGATAAAAAGAGTTGGTTGTTCTAACTTAAAAACTGTAGTTGAAGGAGATAAACTTATAATAAATGATTGGCATATTATACAGGAGATGTCAACCTTTACTAAAAGAGGCCAAAGTTGGCAGGCTGAAGACGGATCAAATGATGATTTAATGATGTGTTTAGTCATATTTGGTTGGTTATCTAATCAACCTTTCTTTAAAGAATTGTCTAATACTAATGCTCGTTTAAAAATGTATGAGGAACAAAAGAATTTGATAGAGCAAGACATGGCACCGTTTGGTTTTGTAGACGATGGTGTTCACGATCCAGAGGAAGATGAGGAAGCTGTTGATGAATATGGTACCAGGTGGTTTCCGGCAACAAGAAAAGGTCAATAGTCTACAATATCCAACATTTATAAATACCTTTAACTGATACGTTTAAATATGGGCGTAAGAAAACTTACGATTTGTGAAATATACAATTAATAATTAGCTAATTAAGAGGAGAATAACCTATGGCATTTCAAGTATCACCAGGCGTTCTCGTTCAGGAGAAAGATTTAACAAGAATCATTCCCGCTGTATCAACATCAATTGGTGCCTTTGCTGGCGAGTTCAGAAAAGGTCCTTTAGATGAGGTTACATCAATCTCTAGTGAGCAAGAGTTAGTAACAGTTTTCGGCAAACCGGATTCAAATAATTTTGAATCTTTTTTTACAGCTGCAAACTTTTTATCTTACTCTAACGCATTAAGAGTTGTACGAGCACAAAATACTGGTTTAGCAAACGCTTCCGTTTCAGGAAGTTTGTTTGTGGTAAAGAACACACAAGACTATCAGGATAACTATTCTGGTGGAGCGGCTACAGTTGGAGAATGGGCAGCTAGAACAGCAGGAGCTTGGGGTAATACCTTAAAAGTTTCTGTATGTCACAGCGCAACAGGTTTTCAAGAAGACGCTAAAACAACAATCGCTGACACAGCTATGGCTGTTGGTCATACGACAGTAACATTAACATCTGGAACAGGCTTTAACGTAGGAGACATAGTTGAGTTTTCTAAAACAGCTGCAGGTTCAGATTATGATGGTTACAAATATAAAATAACAAGTATCGCAACAAACGATATTACATTTACAAGAGCAGACACAGGTCAAGGTGGATTACATATAGTTCCAGCTAATGGTGCAAACGTAAAGAGACTTTGGGAATACTATGACATGGTGTCAAGTGCTCCTGGAACATCTCCATTTGCAACTTCAAAAGCAGCTACTAACGATGAAATGCACGTGGTCGTGGTAGACGAAGATGGCGACATAACAGGAACACGTGGTGAAGTGTTAGAAGTTTATGATAAAGTATCAAAAGCTTCAGACGCAAAAACACCACAAGGAGATTCAAATTACTATGCAAACGTAGTTTACAATAGATCAAGTTATATCTATTGGATGGATCACCATGCTTCTGGATCAAATTTTGGAACAGCAGCTAGTGGAATTACTTTCGCAGCTATTAATACACCAAAATCTGACAGTCTACAAGCAGGCGCTGACGGTTCAGCCGCTTCTACAGGAGAAATCAAAACAGCATACGAAATGTTTGAAGATTCTGAAACTGTGGACGTTGGTTTAATCATGGGCGGTAAATGTGACGCTACTAAAGTTGACGACTTAATCTCTATAGCAGAGAAAAGAAAAGACGCTATCGCATTCGTATCTCCAGAGAGATCAGATGTGGCTAACGTTGCTTCTTCAATCACGCAAACACAAAACGTACTAGCATTTATGAACGGTATCCGTTCTTCATCTTACGTTGTGTTGGATAGTGGTTACAAGTATATGTACGACAGATATAATGACGTATATAGATATGTACCATTAAATGGAGATATTGCAGGTCTAGCAGCTAGAACCGATATAATCGCAGATAGTTGGTGGTCACCGGCAGGTCTTAACAGAGGTATTATCAGAGGTGCAGTTAAACTAGCATACAATCCAAGTAAAGCACAAAGAGACGAGTTATATAAAGCTCGTGTTAATCCTGTGGTAACTTTCCCAGGACAAGGCACAGTTCTTTTTGGTGACAAAACTGGATTAAGTGCTCCAAGTGCTTTTGATAGAATCAATGTTAGAAGATTGTTTATTATTTTAGAGAAGGCAATAGCAACTGCTTCTAAATATCAACTCTTTGAGTTCAATGATGAATTTACAAGAGCTAACTTTAGAAACATTGTAGAACCTTTTTTAAGAGAAGTACAAGGTAGACGAGGTCTAACAGACTTTATGGTAGTATGTGACGAAACAAATAACACAGGTGAAGTAATTGATAGAAATGAATTTATTGCTGAGATATTTATTAAACCAGCAAGAAGTATCAACTTTATTACATTACAATTCATCGCAACACGGACTGGCGTTTCTTTTGAAGAAGTCGCAGGCGGTTAATAGTAGAGAAGGAGAAATAAAAAATGGCAAACATTAATGACTTCAAAGCTAAACTTGCAGGCGGTGGCGCAAGAGCCAATCAGTTTAAGGTTACAATGCCTTTTCCTGGTTACGCACAAGTTGGTGGCGAAATAGAAGACTTAGCGTTTTTATGTACAGCTACATCTATACCGAGCATGACAGTTGCAAACGTCAATGTTCCTTTTAGAGGTAGAGCTATAAAAATAGCAGGTGATAGAACAATTCCGGCATGGTCAATTACGGTACTAAACGATACAAATTTCAAAATCAGAAATGCTTTTGAAAGATGGCAGAATGGTATTAATAATATGACTGACAACGAGGGATTAACTAATCCAGTTGATTACCAAGTTGACGCATTTGTAGATCATCTTGACAGAAACGGTAATAACATTAAATCGTATACTTTGAGAGGTTTATACCCGACAGAGATAACAGGTATTGATTTAAGTATGGGCGAAACAACAGAAATTGAAACTTTTGGTGTTACGTTTGAATATCAATACTTTGAAACAAATACTACAACGTAATAAAAAATTAGGGGGCGGTCTTCGGATCGCCCTTTTAAAACCATTATAAGTAGTATCGTATAAACAACTAGGAGTTAAATTATGGCAGAATTTTTTGGATTTAAGATTACCAGAGATAAACCTAAATCCGATCCAAAACAAAACTTTAGTACACCTCAAGCAGAGGACGGCACACAAGTTGTCGCCGCTGGAGGATATTTTGCGTCTCACCTTGACATGGAAGGTAACGCAAAGACTGAAGCAGACCTCATAAGAAGATACAGAGAAATTTCAATACATCCAGAATGTGATATGGCAATTGAGGATATTGTCAATGAAGCAATAGTTTCAAATGAAAATAGACAAGCTGTTAGATTAATAACAGATGGTGTACCTTATGGACGTGATGTAAAGAGACGAGTAGAGGAAGAATTTGCAGAAATATTAAGATTAATGCAATTCAACACTAGAGGTCACGACCTTTTTAGACGTTGGTATGTTGATGGTAGAATTTATTTCCAAAAAATAATAGATACCGAAACAGGCAAAATGGGTATTACTGAACTTAAATACATAGACCCACGAAAAATTAAAAAGATTAGAGAAGTAAGAAAGAGAAGACCAGACGGAGTTGCTCCATCGGCTACGAATTTAGTAGACGAAACTATGGAGTATTTTTTGTATAATGAAAGAGGTGTAGGTGGTGCTAGTTTACAAGGTATTAAAATAGCAATAGATACAATCGCATTTTGTCCGTCAGGATTAATAGATCAAAATAAAAATATAGTTTTATCATATTTACATAAAGCAATTAAACCAGTTAATCAATTAAGAATGATTGAAGACGCTGCTGTTATTTACAGAATAGCAAGAGCACCTGAAAGAAGAATATTTAAAATTGATGTTGGTAATTTGCCTAAAATGAAAGCTGAACAATATTTAAGAGACGTTATGGCAAGATATAGAAACAAACTTGTATATGACGCAGCTACTGGTGAAATTAGAGACGATAGAAACTATATGTCAATGTTAGAGGACTTTTGGTTACCAAGTAGAGACGGTGGTAGAGGTACAGATATTTCTACATTACCAGGAGGCCAAAATCTAGGAGAAATTACAGACATAGAATACTTTAGAGCAAAACTTTATAGATCATTGAATGTACCATCAAGTAGATTAGAAGCTTCAACAGGATTTAATTTAGGAAGATCAACAGAAATAACAAGAGACGAATTAAAATTTACTAAATTTGTTCAAAGATTAAGAAAGAAATTTATTGAACTGTTTAATGATATTTTAAGAACACAATTAGTATTAAAAGGAATCATTGCTGAAGAAGAATGGCCAATGATTAGAGATAATATATTCTATGACTTTTTACAAGACGGTCACTTTGCAGAATTAAAGCAGGCTGAAATGTTAAAAGATAGAGTAGCATTAGCAAATGATGTAAGAGACTATGTTGGAAAATATTTTTCAGTTGAATATGTTAGAAAAAATATATTAAAACAATCAGCTCAAGACATAGAAAAAATAGATAATCAAATTAAAAGAGAAGTTGATAAAGGAATCATATCATCACCTGGAAATCAGGTTGTTGATAGTGAAGATACTTATTAATAAATGGAAAGGAATGAAACATGCCAAATCAAGAAATAAAAAACTTTATAGATAAATTAGGTACAGGCGATAATGCCGGAGCCGGTGACGCTTTTAAAGACGCATTAAGAGGAAAAGTAGGAGACGCATTAGATCAGAGAAGACAAGATATAGCTGGTAAAATGTTTGCTGAACCTCATAGTGATAAAAAACCTGAAGTAGCAACTCCAGGACAATTCAACAGAGACGGAACAATAACAAATGCTGACGGTACGGACGGTAAAACAGCTGCTGATTTATCAGCAGAGACTAAACCTGAAATAGCAGAACCATTTGCTGAACCGGTGCCAGCTGCACCAGAAACTCCAGCAGTTGATACTCCAGCAGTTGATACTCCAGCAGTTGAAGCTCCAGCAGAAGCACCAACAGAAACATAAAATTATGTTGAGAGTTAGTGACATTGTGGAAAATAATAAACTATTTGATAGCAACGCATATAAAGGATTACCTCCGGTTATGCAGTCTGCTGTTAAAGAAGTTTTTGAAATCATAGAAAAAGACAAAGATATTACTGCTGATAATATAGTAGTAAAATTTGAAAGTGCTTTAGATGATGTCGCTACTCTAAACAGTTTAGAAAAAGAACAATTAGAACAATATTTTGATGAAGAAATAATAGAGAAATTAGGAGAGGAATAATAGATGGCTGATACGGTAACAACACAAACAATAGCTGATACATCTGGTATCAAGTACGTAGTAAAAATGACCAATGTTTCAGATGGAACTGGTGAGTCTATGGTAACAAAGGTTGACGCTAGCGCATTAACTTTTATGACAGAAGATGGTAAGAGAAAATTAAGTAAGATATGGTATTCTGTAAATACGTCAAATAATAAGTCAGCCGTTGAGTTATTATGGGACGGAGTAACCAATTCAACTATATGTTTTCTATCAGGAAATGGTCATTGGGATTTAAGAACACCTGGAAATGAGATTATAAACAATGCTACTACACCAACAGGTGATGTATTGTTAAGTACAAAAGATTTTGCTATAGGCGATAATTACACAATTATTGTTGAGTTTAGATAGAAATTCTTATAAATATACATTAGAACCTACAAAAGGGAGAAAATGAAATTAATATCCGAAGAAGTCCAAAATGCAGAGTACATTGTAGAAGACAACAATGGAAAAAAGGACTACAAAATTAGAGGTATCTTTTTACAATCAGAAATTAGAAATAAAAATGGACGTGTTTATGAAAAAAACATACTTGAAAAAGAAGTAAGCAGATATAACAGAGAATTTATCAATAAAAGAAGGGCTTTTGGCGAGTTAGGACATCCTGATTCTCCAACTGTTAATTTGGAAAGAGTTAGTCATATGATAACTAAACTTCATCCAGATGGTACTAATTTTATTGGTGAAGCGAAGATAATGAATACCCCATACGGTAAGATTGTGAAAGGTCTTATAGATGAAGGCGCTCAATTAGGCGTATCATCAAGAGGTATGGGCTCGTTACAAACAAGAGGTGGTGTAAATTATGTAGGTAGAGATTTTTATTTAGCTACAGCAGCTGATATTGTTGCAGACCCTAGCGCTCCAGACGCTTTCGTAGAAGGTATAATGGAGAGTAAAGAGTGGGTTTGGGACAATGGTGTGCTCGTTGAAAAAGACTTAAGCGCTTGGAAACGAGACATAGAGACTGCAAAGAGACATGCTTTAGCAGAAGCTAAGGCGGAAGTCTTTAAAAGCTTTCTTAAAAAACTCTAGTTTTATAAATAGTCCCACGAATTAATTTATAACTAGTTAAATTATAAATGTTTAAACATAAAAAGGAGATTTCTCAATGGCCGAAATAGACAAAAAAATTGAGGCAACAAAAGATCAAAAAGAGGTAGCTGAAAATGCTAATCCTAATGCTGATCTTCCGAAAAAGAATGCTGTAGCAGCTGAACCAACTCATCTAAAAAATGATGCCGAGGATTTAGGTGCTCCTGTAGTTAAACCTACTGACAGCAATCCGGATGCTTCAAAAACAGTTAAAACTGTTTCTGGACAACCTGCTCAAAAACATGAAGGTAAGCCTGACGCTATGCCTACATTAAAAAAAGAGGAGAAAAAAGAAACAGCAACGGACACCGAAGATAAATCTACAGTAAAAGAAGGCGAACTTCCTGCTGGTCTGAAAAAACACCTTGACAAAAAAGATGACAAGGAAGCTAAAACTGAAGAAGTTGAAGCGAAAAAAGATGACGAGAAGAAAGAAGATACTAAAGAGAAAGACATAGACGTAAAAGAACATGTTGACGCTTTAGTAGCTGGAAATACTGATTTATCGGAAGAGTTCAAAACAAAAGCTGCAACGATTTTTGAAACAGCAATTAAATCTAAAGTTAAAGAAATTGCAGAAGAAATGGAAGCAGATTATAATAAAAAATTCGAGAGCGAAACTTCTAGTGCTAAAGCTGAGTTAGTTGAAAAAGTCGACTCTTATCTATCATACGTGGTAGAGGAGTGGATGAAAGAAAACGAACTTGCTTTGGAAAGAGGGATCAAAGGCGAAATCGCTGAGGACTTTATCAGTGGTCTTAAAAAATTATTTGAAGATCATTACATAAATGTTCCAGACGAAAAATATAATGTACTTGAAGATCAAGCTTCAAAGATTGAAACGTTAGAAAAGAAACTTAACGAATCAATTGAAAAGAATGTTGAATTAAGTAAGTCAGCTAACAAGTATAAAGCAGCTGAAATTTTAGATGAAACATCTAAAGATTTAACTGACACAGCTAAAGAAAAGTTCAACAAGCTTGCTGAAGAAGTGGATTATTCAACAGAGGCAGATTTTAGAGCTAAGATAGCAATCATTAAAGAAAGTTATTTTAAAACTAAAGACGCAGCTGGTGACGGACACGATGATGTAGCGGCAGGCGAAGGTCAAAACGAAGACCTAAGCAATGCAATGGCTGCTTATAGTGCCGCTATAAGTCAGACAAAAGATATTAAATTATCAACAAAGTAAAATAAAAAGGGAGATAAAATAACATGTATTTATCAGAACAATACGAAAAAAAATGGCAGCCAGTTTTAGAGCATCCTGATTTACCAAAAATCGGAGACTCTTACAAACGTGCCGTTACGGCTACTATCTTGGAAAACCAAGAAAGAGCTATGAAGGAGGACAGCGCATTTATGACTGAAGCTGCTCCTACGAATAATACTGCTGGAACTTCAAATTGGGATCCAATTTTAATTTCATTAGTACGAAGAGCAATGCCAAACCTTATCGCATACGATATTGCTGGTGTTCAACCAATGACTGGTCCAACAGGACTTATTTTCGCAATGAGAAGTAGATATACTTCAGCAACTGGTGGTGAAGCACTATTTGATGAAGCTGATACTGATTACTCATCTAGAAATGCTGCTGGCGATTCAGTTACTCACGATGGTGTTACTGAACATAGAGGAACTAATCCTTCTGTTCTTAATGACGCACCGGCTGGCGAGTATACTAGAGGTCAAGGTATGACTACAGCTGCGGCTGAGGCATTAGGCGACGCTACTGCAAACGCATTTGCTGAAATGGCTTTCTCAATTGAGAAAACTACAGTGACGGCGAGAAGTAGAGCTCTTAAAGCAGAATATACTATGGAACTTGCTCAAGATTTAAAAGCAATCCATGGCTTAGACGCTGAAACAGAACTTGCAAACATTCTATCTGCTGAAATCCTTGCGGAAATCAACAGAGAAGTTGTAAGATCAGTTTATATCAATTCAGAAAAAGGCGCTGCTACAAACACAACTACTGCTGGTGTATTTGATTTAGATACAGACTCAAACGGTAGATGGTCAGTTGAAAGATTCAAAGGTCTTATGTTCCAATTGGAAAGAGACGCAAACAGAATCGCACAAAGAACAAGACGTGGAAAAGGTAATATGATTATCTGCTCTGCTGATGTTGCTAGTGCTCTTCAAATGGCTGGTGTTTTAGATTACACGCCTGCATTAAACAACAATCTAAACGTTGACGACACTGGTAGCACATTCGCTGGTGTATTAAACGGTAGATTTAAAGTGTACATTGATCCATATAGTGCTAACTCAAGCGCTAGTCAATATTACGTAGTTGGCTATAAAGGTACTTCACCTTATGACGCTGGTATGTTCTATTGTCCGTATGTTCCATTACAAATGGTTCGTGCTGTTGGTCAAGATACTTTCCAACCAAAAATTGGATTTAAAACTAGATACGGTCTAGTTGCTAATCCTTTTGCGGAAACTGGTGCTGTTTCGGGAGCGGTTACAGGAATCACAGATTCAGGTACTCCAAACTCTAACAGATACTACCAAAAAGTTAAAGTATCAAACATAATGTAATATTGTTTAAAGCAATAAAATTAGAAAGGCGGTCTTTATGGCCGCCTTTTTTTTGGCCTAAATAATCATATGCTTAAACTCTTTATATATTTTTGGATATTAATGATAGTAATAGCGCTTGGTCTAGGTTATATACACGGAAACCTAGCTTTTTAAACACATATAAATAATATTATGAGTGAAAAAGAATATATGAAATATAAACCTGTCAAAGAAGGCAGTTTTAAATCATATGCACCAACTATTATCAAAGGTATGGAGCCGAGGTTCGGCAATCGCTATGCCTCTAAACTATTTCCAGCAAGTAAAGTAAATTTAGATTTATCTCATAGATGTCCATTAGAATGTCCTAGATGTTCAAGACAAATGCATTGGAGAGATAAAGGTTTAAGAGTACCAGGTAGAGATATAACAATAGAAGAATTTGAAAAGATTGTTGATTACTTTGACAGAATACAATTTTGTGGTCAGTACTCTGATCCTATACATCACCCACACTTTATTGATTTCTTAAAAATGATACGTGATAGAAAGAAAATAAGTCAAGTACATAATGCCTCTACACATAAACCAGATAGTTTTTTTATCAAAGCATGGGAAGCAAATCCTGAAACTCAATGGTGGTTTGGTATAGATGGTCTTCCTAAAGATAGTCACAAATATAGAGTACATCAAGATGGTGAATTGCATTTTAAAAGAGCGATCATGTCTAAAAAATATTTAAAGAAAAAACCTATATGGCAAATGATAGTTTTTAGATATAATCAAAATTCAATAAAAGAATGTGTTAAACTTGCCGAAGAAAATGGTATAGTTTTTAATCTAGTAAATAGTGGTAGATGGTTAGGTCCAGATGATTGGTTAATGCCTGCAAATAAAGCAGAGTCAAGAGGTGACTATGCTGAAACATGGGATCCGGAAGATAATAATCTTGTTGGTCTTGCACCAGATGGTATTATGAATACGAATCCAGATGGTTCAAGTTATCAACACCCTACATTAAAAGATGGTACAGATTGGGGAGCTTTACCCGAACATATAAAAAGAGAAGATTTAAAGAAAAGAAAAGAAGATAGGTCAAAAAAATTTTATAGAACAAGGGATGGTGGCAATTATTTGAAAGTTAAAAAAGATGACAGAGATTAAGTTAAATTTTCCACATATAACAGAATATAAAGATACATCGCCTGATACTAAAATAGAACCTATGTGTATTAAGGGTAATATGAATCTTGCTGTTACAAATAGAGGTCAATTAATACCATGTTGTAGATGTGATACAAATGAAAATATGACCGATCCAGAATTTAAAAAAATGATAGACGCAAGCCAATTAAAAGATTATAAAAGTATAGATGATATAATTGAATCGGATGTTTGGAAACAATTTTACGACCAACTAAAACAAAATAGAGGTCCTAAAGCTTGCTGGGATACTTGTCGTACTAATAAACCGGAAGAAGATAAACAAGAAATGGTGTTTGCTGATAAAGATGGTAAGCTAAAAGTATGGGAAAGAAAATAGATAAATATGTTTATGAAAAGTTTGTTAAGAACAATATTAGGAATACTACTTGTAATAGTTTGTATTAAAGTTATAATGCTACTAGTTATCTTGTGTTATGTTGGATTTATTGACAATAATTTATTCAGTACCAAGCCTACAGATAGCTCAGTAATAATTGAAAAGGTTGAAAAGGAGACAGATAAATAGTAATATGAATGATTGGACAAAAGAGTTTATAAACAAACACACAGCCAGAGGTTCACATAGGTGGGCATTTTGGTGTGAAGGAATAATAATAGGTTTAATAATAGGAATTTTAATACTATGACAACAGCAATGGATAGACAACCAACGAAGTTAGATTACGCTAGTCCAACACAATTTAAATTTAGCATAATGAAGTTACCTAAAGTAGAATACTTTTGTACTTCAGCTAATATACCTGGCATTGCATTGGCTGATACTCAAACACAACCAACACCACTTAAAGATATACCTTTACCTGGTGACAAGTTAAATTACGAGAGACTTTCTATTTCATTTTTAGTTGATGAAAATTTAGAAAATTATAGAGAGATACATGGTTGGTTAAGAGGCTTAGGATTTCCAGGTGACCATAAAGAACATGCAAATCTTTTAAAAAGTGGTAATACTAGATTTCCTGGTAGTACATCAAACATATTAGGTGACGCTGGCCGATCAAAATATGCACCACCAAAAACAGGTGGTCTTTTTTCGGATGCTACGTTATCTGTACTATCAAATAAAAACAATTCAGTTGTAGAAGTTAGATTTAGTGATGTATTTCCTATTTCATTAACTGGTCTTCCTTACAACCAACAAGCAACAGATGTTGATTATTTAACGGCGTCTGTTACGTTTGACTATAAAATTTATGATTTTGCTATAACAGGATCATCATCAACAACTATTACAACATCTTAATCAGACTTTACTTTTAAAGGTTTTTGTGATATAATAATGTGAAAAGGATAAATTATGACATTGGAAGAATTACAAGAATTAGCTGAAAAAGATTTGAAGATTAACGATATTGAATTAGATATAGCGTCTTTACAAACACCTCAAATACACAACAAATATTTAAAATTTTTAACTAAATTTAAATTATTATTAGTACGTGCTGAAGATGAGTTTAGAACAATTAAAAAGGATAAGTGGGAATATTACACAGGTAAATCAGACCCACAAGTTTATATACTTAAACCTTTTCATTTAAAAATACTTAAAGCAGATGTAGGACAATATATTGAAGCTGATCCAGAGTGGCAAAAAGCAAATCAAAAGGTTAAATATCTAGAAGCAGTTGTAGACTTTTTAGATAGATCATTAAGACAAATTTCCAATAGAACATTTACTATCAAGAACGCAATAGACTGGAAAAGGTTTACTAGTGGAGCTGTATAATGTATTTAACTAATAACAATTGCGTTTCAATTTCAAAATTCAATCAAAACTATTGTAATAATATAATAGAAAATTCAGATAAATTAAGATTAAAAAAAGCCGCTATACAAGACGGCAATAATAGGAATAGAAGTTCCAAGGTTGCATGGATTAAGGAAAATAATCAATTATATAAAGATATGGAAGATGTTATCTTTAATCATAATGTAAAAGCTAATTGGAATTTTAATATAAAAGAATTTGAACCCTTTCAGTATACAGTATACGAAGAAGGAGACCACTATGATTGGCATATAGATTCACATATTAAGCCTTACCCTAATGGTTTTATTAGAAAGATAAGTTTTACTTTATGTTTAAATGAAGATTATGAGGGTGGAGAATTAGAAATAGCTAATTTAAATCCTAAAGGAATTGATAAGAATATAAAGTTTAAAGATAAATTTACAACTGGTACAATTATAACCTTTCCATCATTTATGTGGCATAAAGTACATCCGGTGACCAAAGGAATAAGAAAAGTTTTGGTAGGTTGGATTGTAGGTCCACCTTTTGTGTAATGCCCGATATAAGATACATCATAGTAGACAAGGTAAACGAAGTTTATTTAAAGATAGAAGCTGACGCCTCTATACGTAGAGAGTTGTCAGAATATTTTTGCTTTGAAGTACCAGGTTATAAGTTTGTTCCTGCCTATAGAAACAGAGTATGGGATGGAAAGATAAGATTATTTTCTTATGCAACTGGTCAAATTTACGCCGGTTTATATCCTTATATACTTAAATGGTGTGATGATAATAAGATACAAGTAGTAGATGGTGCTAAAATAGTTGATACTAAAGTTGATTTAGAATTGGTAGATAAGTTTACAAAAGCACTTAAAGTACCTATGGAAATAAGAGATTATCAAAAGGAGGCCTTTATTCATGCAACACAAAAGAATAGATGTTTATTATTATCTCCAACAGCCTCTGGTAAATCACTTATAGTTTATATGTTAGTACGTTATAATATGATAAGACTAAAAGAACAAAACAAAAAGATACTTATTATAGTGCCAACAACATCATTGGTTGAACAACTACATAAAGATTTCAAAGATTATGGTTGGACACCAGAGAAATATGTACATAAGATATATCAAGGATATGAAAAAGATACAGATAGAAATGTAGTTATATCTACATGGCAATCAATATATAATCAACCTAAAAAATGGTTTCAACAATTTGGTATGGTAATGGGTGATGAAGCACACTTGTTTAAAGCAGTTTCACTTACAAAGATAATGACTAAATTAGAGAAGTGTAAATATAGAATAGGTCTTACAGGTACTTTAGATGGTACAAAAACACATAAGTTAGTATTAGAAGGATTGTTTGGTACAGTAAACAAGGTAACTTCAACAACAGAATTACAAGAGAGTAAACAGTTAGCCGATTTAAAAATTATATGTTTAGTATTACAACATGATAAAGATGTTAGACATATGTTAAAAGACAAGACGTACCAAGAAGAAATGGATTATTTGGTACGAAGTGAAAAAAGAAATAAGTATATAAGAAACTTAGCCTCTAGTTTACAAGGCAATACTTTATGTTTATTTCAATATGTAGAAAAACATGGAAAGGAGTTATATGAATCAATTAAAACAAAAGCTGTTGACAAACAAGTATTTTATGTCCACGGTGGAGTGGATACAGACGTTAGGGAAAAGATTAGAGAAATTACCGAAAAGTCTGACGGAGCTATTATCGTTGCAAGTTATGGGACTTTCAGTACAGGCATTAATATACGGAACTTGCATAACATTATTTTTGCTAGTCCTAGCAAGTCACGGATAAGGAACTTACAATCTATTGGAAGAGGATTAAGATTAAAAGATAACAATTCAGCTGCGACTTTATACGATATAGCAGATGATATTAGTTATAAAGAAAAAGAAAATTATACACTACACCACTTCAGGGAAAGGATAAATATATACAATGATGAAGACTTTAATTATGAAATACACAATATAGATTTAAATACACCGAAAGATGGAACAAAGTAAAACAATAACCGAAAAAATAAAAATCATTAAGTTGGTTAATGGGGACGATATTGTTGCTGTTGTGGAAAATTCAAAGAGTCAAATGGATACCACACATCAAACAATTTGTATTGATAAACCTTTACAGATAAAATACGTACCACAAATAACAATGCAAGGTTTCAAAGACTATATCGCATTGATACGTTGGACGGCCTATACTAACGATAATCATATTACAATTCCAAAAGATAAGATAATGACTATTACAAACGCCAACGAGGCTATGAGTAAGAGTTATCTAGGTGTCGTTGATACATATGGTGATATTCCGTTGGCCAATGAAGGTGGAAAAAGACAGGCAATGATGATGAAGTTTTCTACCAAAGAAAACAGAAAGTTAAATGAGATATTTGATGACAGATTTTATGATGAAGATGATGAGCCAGGAACTATACATTAATAATCCCCCTAGCTGGAGGTCCTCTATCAACCGGCTACACCGTTCATTATACATATTTTTCAGAAAAAGTCAATGCTGATTTAGCCTAAAACCGAAATTTTTTTTTGGTGTTTTACAACCTTAAAACATTGACAAATTGAACGAAAAGGTATATAGTTATATTATGACTGCAAAATCAAAAACGAAGAAAGAACACTACGTTAATAACAAAGAGTTTTTGGAGGCGATGATAAAGTACAGAAAATCTGTACGAAAAGCAAAGAGAGAGAAACAAGATAAACCAGCAGTAGGAAACTACCTTGGATCGTGTTTTTTGAAGATTGCCAATCACCTTTCATATAGACCTAATTTCATAAATTATACATTTAAAGATGACATGATTTCAGATGGTATAGAAAACTGTCTACAATACCTTGACAACTTTGATGGTAAAAAATCTAAAAATCCTTTCGCTTATTTTACTCAAATAATCTACTATGCTTTTATACGTAGAATACAAAAAGAGAAAAAACAAGTGACGATTAAACACAAACTTATTAGTAAATCAAATTTAGATGACTTTGCTCTTCAACCAGGTGACGATAGAGAATTTAGAAATCAAATGACAGAGTATTTACAAAAGAATTTACCTATGGATTCACAAGAGAAAATAGCTGAAGAAGTAGCAAAAAGTAAAAAGAAACGTAAGAAAAGGACAAGTAAGAATAGTTTAGATTATTTTTTTAAAAAAGATGAAGATAGCCCTATTAAATGATACACACTTTGGTTGCCGTAATGATTCTCCACACTTTATAAACTATCAAAATAAGTTTTACGAGGAACAATTTTTTCCTTATATTATTGATAATGATATAAAATGTTTAGTACATTTAGGTGACGTAGTTGATAGACGTAAGTTTATTAATCACAACACAGCCCACAATTTTAGACTAAATTTTTGGGATAAATTAGAAGAATTGAATATAGATACTCACGTTATATTGGGTAATCACGATACCTATTATAAAAATACTAACGAAGTAAATGCTATACAAAATTTAAATCTAGGAAAAATTACAACATATACAAGAGCAACAGATATAACTCTTGGTGGATTAGACATATTGTTTATACCATGGATATGTGAAGCCAATATAGAAGATACTTTATATAAAATAGATAATACAACAGCTCAAATTGTTATGGGTCATTTAGAAATAAAAGGCTTTGAAATGCATAGAGGAATTGTAAATGAACAAGGACTTGATAGAGAACAATTTAGAAGATTTGAAAAAGTATTATCTGGTCATTTTCATAAGAAATCAGATGATGGCCATATCTTTTATCTAGGTACACAATATCAAATTATGTGGTCAGATTATAATTGTCCAAAAGGTTTTCATATATTTGATACAGACACAAGAGAATTAGAACGAATAGAGAACCCTTTACCTATATTTAAAAAATTAATATATGATGATACAAAAGAAAACTATGACAATTTAGATTTATCTTCTTACGATAATTGTTTTGTAAAACTATTTGTAAACAGGTGTAAGAATAAAGAAATGTATAGCAATCTAGTAGAAAGATTTTACAACAATACCAATGTACATGAATTGATTATTAATGAAGATACAAATGATATTACACAAACAGTTAAGGTAGATACTATAGATCAAGGTGAGGATACATTAACATTTTTAGGTAACTATATTGACCAAGTAGATACTGAATTAGATAAGACAAAACTAAAAGACTTTGCAAAAGAACTATACACGGAGGCCAGTGAATAATAAAACTCCAAAAGTTGAAACATTAGAATCACAAAAAGAAGAATTAGAGTCATCTATGAAATCTTCCAGACACCAAGAGTATGTTAGAAAAGAAATGGATAAAATTAGAGCAGAAGGTAAAATGAAGGAAGAAAGTGTGTCTGATACACACGCTATTATTAAAGAGGCAGAAAAAAGAGTAAAAACACCGTCAGAAAAAATGCAAGAGGAGTTGGAACCAATACCAGATTTATGTCCAATGACAGATGAATAGAGCTATATTAGAAAGTATTATAGATGTAGGTAGTGGATTAATTTTAGCTATTCTTATTCAATTATATATCTTTCCATTCTTTGGATTATATCCAACTATTTTAGATAGTTTAGGAATTGCATTAATATTTACTGTTGTATCAATGGTAAGATCAGCATGTTGGAGATACTTTTTTAGGAAAAAAACGTGATAGTCTTTAAAAAAATATCATATAAGAATTTCCTATCTACAGGTAATACGCCTATAGAAATAGACTTAAATAAATCACATACAACATTAGTAATAGGACCAAATGGATCAGGTAAGTCTACTTTATTGGACGCCCTTTGTTTTGTTTTATTTAATAAACCATTTAGAATTATAAAGAAAGATCAAATAGTAAACTCAATAAACAATACAGAAACTATTGTAGAAATAGAATTTGGTGTAGGATTAAAAGAATATAAAATAGTAAGAGGTATTAAACCAAATCTATTTGAAATATATCAAGATGGTATTCTTATGAATCAAGACGCCAACAGTATAGACTATCAGAAATATCTAGAACAAAATATAATGAGACTTAACTATAGGTCTTTTTTACAAGTTGTATTATTAGGGTCATCATCATACGAGCCGTTTATGAAAATGAAACCTAGATACAGACGAGAAGTGGTTGAGGAAATTTTAGACATTAGAGTGTTTGGTCTTATGGACCTGATATTAAGAAGTCAACAATCAGATTTAGCTAAGAAAGTTATTGAAATGAAACACCGAGCTGACCTTATACAAACCAAGTATGAGACAGAGTTAAATCACTTCAATGCTATTTCCAACTTGAATATGAACGACCTAGATGGTAAAAAACAACTGATTAACAAAAATGAAGAAGATAACAAAGAGTATAGTAGAAAGATTGAAACACTAAACGAACAAATAGGTTCTCATAAAAAAGAAATAGAAGATAAAGATAAAGTGGTTACCAAGGTAAGTAAGTTAACAAAACTAGAAGCTAAGATTGAAACCAATTTAAAGACACATCAAAAGACATTAGAGTTTTTTGAGAATAATGATAGTTGTCCTACATGTACACAACCTATAGATAAAAATTTTAAAACTCAAAAGATAGATACCACTAAAACAAAAGTAAAAACTCTATCAGATGGTATGAGAGATATATTAAGTGAGATAGCCAAAACAGAATTAAAACTAACAGAAATGAATAAAGTATCTGAAAAGATATATGAACTAAATATTGATATATCTAAATTTGAAACTTCTCTAGATGAAATAAACAAATTTAGCAATAGAATACATGAAGAAATGAGACTACTAGAAAACAAACAAGTTGATGGTAGAGAGATTAAAATACAACTAGAAGATTTAAAACAACAACTAGATGATAGTAAAGTAGAAAGAGATAGAATAATTGAACAAAAGGATTACGTAGATATATTAAGAGAGATATTAAATGACAAAGGTGCCAAGGCTCAGATTATACGTAAGTATGTTCCTATAATGAACAACTTAATTAATCAACATTTACAGGCCATGGATTTCTTTGTATCGTTTCATTTAGATGAGGAGTTTAATGAAACAGTAAAGAGTAGATTTAGAGATACATTTAATTATAATAACTTTAGTGAGGGTGAAAAAATGAGAATAGACCTTGCATTGTTATTTACTTGGAGACATATTGCAAAGATGAAAAATAGTACAAATACCAATCTATTAATATTAGATGAAATATTTGACGGCAGTTTAGACGGCCAAGGTACAGATGATTTTTTTAAGATTATAACACAACTCTCAAAAGAAAACATCTTTATTATATCCCATAAGGGAGATATAATGTTTGATAAATTTACTAATATAATAAAGTTTGAGAAGTATAAAAACTTCACAAGATTACAACCAACATAGGAGATAATATGGGTAGTACACAAAAAAATGTTATGAGACCACCACAACCAAAAAGGGAAAAAATACCTAAAAGTCAGGATAATTATATTGATAATGCTCAAACGTTTATGAAGGCAAAGCCAAAAAACCAAGTAAACACTGACAAAATAAAGGAGAAGGGAACCACTGAAGTGGACGATAAAAAAGGTTTAAAATTGGTCCCACCAAGAGACCCGAGAGTAAATTCAGCCATAGCACCTTTTAGCGATGATATGTTAAAAGATGAGGGTTTTAAAGATAGAAAAGAATTAGCAGACGCTATGTTCACAACTATGAAAAAATATGGTGGATTAGGTTTAACCTGTAATCAGGTTGGATTGCCTTTCAATATGTTTACATTAGGCGATCATCCATCTATAGAAAAAGGGTTAAAGATGGCATGTTTTAATCCATTTATAATTTCAAAAAGTGAGGAAACAGTAATGATGAAAGAAGGTTGTTTAACCTTTCCTTTTGTATTCTTATCAATAGTAAGGCCTAGAAAAGTAGTTGTTAAATACGAAGACGAAGATGGACAATTAAGAGAAGGCCACCTTGATGGTATGATTAGTAGAGTATTCCAACATGAATACGATCATATATTAGGTAAGAATTTTATAGATGGTGTATCTAAAATGAAACTGGATATGGCTTATAAGAAGGCTGCTAAGCAGATGAAACTCTACGAAAAACGTAAGAATCTGTAAGCTTGACAATCAGATTAATTTCTGATAGGATTATATTATGAATAAAGAAGACTTTGATATACATGAAAAACAAGATTTAGAAGGCGTTGAAAAAAAGTGGAAGAAATTCCAAGAAGAAAACGATATATCTAAAGTAGAAGATGTTGATCTAAAACATCTTAAAGAAGAAATAGAAAAAGACCTTGGATACGTGTCTAAAATGACCGTACAAGAGTATACATTATTCCAAAAGTGGCAAGAAGTACATAAGAAATATCCTACAGTAGAAACAACTACTCTTTATGGTACAGAAAAATTACTAGAAAACCCTACACAAAAACAACAAATAGAATCAGTTAGAAAGAATATCTGGATTCCAGAATCACCTGAAGACTATGATAAATTAGAACCTGTATTAGAATATACAGACGATACTACAAAAAGATTTAACGGTAAAGCAGTAAGAACTCAACAACTATCAGAAAACTGGAATACATTAAGAACGTTTTTGTCTACTATGAAAAACAATAGTAATATTGGTAGACAACTATTCTTTAATGTAAATGATAACAGATCAGGTAAACATCTAGGTGTTATTTGTATATCTGGTGACTTTATGGATTTAACTCCAAGAGATAGTGCTATTGGTTGGGATAGACATAGTAAAACATTTGGTGGTATGATTAATCATACTGCTATTGGTTCCTCTATTGTACCAACACAACCTTTAGGTTATAGTTTTACTGGTGGTAAATTATTAGCATATCTATGTTTATCAGATGATGTACAAAGAATATGGCAAGAAAAGTATGGCGATAAGTTAGTTGGTGTTACCACAACATCTTTATATGGTAAGGCAAAAGCGAATACTTTAAGTCAATATGATGGTTTAAAATATTGGAAACGTATGGGTTTCACTATGGGTTCCGTTTCATATGAACCACAATTAGAAACTAAAAATTTAATTAAACAATGGTTAAAGAAAAATCATACTAAAAAATACTTTGAATGGTATGTGGCAACAAGAGCCAATGGCCAACCATTAAAAAGAGATCACAAAAATAGGTCATATATGTTTACTTATTCAAGACTTGGTATACCTAAAGAATATATAAAAACAGATCATGCTAGAGGTATATACTTTGCAAGATTATATGAGAATACATATGAGTATTTAAGAGGCGAAGTAAAAGATGATGGTTTAAAGAAACGATTCGATTCGTCTACCGAAGCATTAGTTAAAGTGTGGAAAGAAAAACATGCCTCTAAAAGAATAAAGAGTTTAAAACAAACAAATAGATATTCTAAAGAATCACATTTTTATGATGATTTGATATACTTAAATTGGGAAGAGTGTAAAGGAAAGTACTTAAATCAAGTAGGAAGATAGAGAATCAGCAAGAGTTATCCACTGTTCTGGTAATGTTCTAAAAATTAATTTCAAAAAGCAAGTAAAACCGTCAAAAATAATGGTTGCTTTTCGTTTCATTTTCCTTTAGGATAAGAGTATATTATGAAAAAGAAAACCACTACAAAACTTTCATTAGATCAAAAATCACAACTAGCAAAATTATTAGCAACCGAAAATATAAGCATTCAACATAACAATGTTAGAACAGCTTCTTTTGATGTAAAGAATAGAGTACTTACATTACCAATTTTTAAAACAAAATCTCCCGATGTGTATGACATGTTAATCGCCCATGAATGCAGTCATGCTCTATTTACTCCTTATAAAGCATGGGCAAAAATTGAAGATGATGAGCTACGTGCTTATGTTAATGTTTTAGAAGATAAAAGAATAGATTTAAAAATTCAAAAGAAATATCCTGGTGTTAGAAAAAACTATCTTAATGGTTTTGATATTCTTAATAAGGCTAATTTCTTTGGTGTTAGAGATAAAGATTTAAATAAAGACTTACATTTAATTGATAAAATTAATATGTTCTATAAGTCTTCAAAAAGATTACCAATACATTTTACAACTCTTGAAAACATTTGGATTAAAAAAGTTAATGCAATAAAAACTTTTTCAGATGTTGTTAAGTTAGCTAAAGAAATGTTAAATTGGCAGAAAAAACAAACTGAAAAAAATAAAAAGGATCCAAATTTTTCAGGTAGTAATTTAGATAAACTGTATGTAATAAAAGACGATCATAAAGGTCCTGAAGAAACTAAAGCAGAAACACCTAGCGATGATGAAGATGGTAATAGTAAACAAGAAGAAAAACCTGAAGAAAAAAAAGAAAGCAATGGTGAAGCTAGTAAAGATGATGTACAAGTTGACAATGCTGAAAATCAAAAATCAGTTGAGGGTGGTGATGGTAAAACAGAAGATCAAGAAAGTAAAGGTTTAGATTCAAGAAAATTTATAGCAATTACTGATAAAAAATACCAAGAAAATACTAAAAGAATTACTGACAGTGATGTTGAATATAATTATGTGACTTTACCTGAACCTGATTTAAATAAAGTTATTGTTCCAACTAAAACTTTCTTAAAAGAAATGAGAGAATATATTAGAGGTGAATATAAAGTATCATCTAGTACAACTCAATATTTAAATTGGTTAAAAAATGATTTTAAAAAGTATTGTAGTGATAATATGAAAACTGTTAACTATCTAGTTAAAGAATTTGAAATGAAAAAATCTGCTACTGCTTATAAGAGAGCAACTACTGATAAAACAGGTACAATTGATCCACTTAAATTAAAAGATTACAAATTTAGTGAAGACATTTTTAAAAGATTAACTATCTTACCTACAGAAAAAAACCATGGTATGATGATGTTGTTAGATTGGTCTGGTAGTATGTGTGCTGATCTTAAAAAAACTATAGATCAATTAATTAATTTAGTTTACTTTTGTAGAAAAGTTAACATACCTTTTAAAGTATATGCATTTACTACCGAGTATTGTGAAAAACAAGGATTAATCCATAGAGATAGGGATCCTAGTAAAGCAAGTTTTAAATTTAAAAGTGGTAATATGTTTTTAGAAAACTTTAATCTAATTGAATTAGCAAATCATAATTTAAAGAAAAAAGAATTAGAAGAGTCTTTAATGTATATTTACAATATGGGTTTATGTTATGGCCATTATTCAAGAAGAGGTGTTTGGAATGAGGAAAGATATGAAGGAAGTAGATTTCATATGCCGTCTCAATATAATTTAGGTACTACACCACTTAACGAAGCTTTAGTTGCTTGTTTAAAATTGGTTCCATTATTCAGAAAAAAATATAATATTGAAAAAATGACTTTCATTACATTAACTGATGGTGGTGCTAACTATTCTGGTGACGCAAAAGTTGTAGAAGACAAAGATGGTAAACTTATTAGAGTACATAAAGATGAATTAAGAGTCACTGATAAAAATGGTAGAGACAAATATATTCCAATTAAAACAGTTATTAAGATTGGTAAAAAACAATATGTTAATGAGGATAGTAGATCAGATTTGACTTCTTTGATGTTAACTCTTATACAAAAAGAACATAATATAAAAACAATTGGTTTCTATGTTTTAAAAACTATTAAGTGGTGGGATGTTGGCAGATTTACTAGAGACATTAAATCATTTATGTTAAGAGACAAAATTATTGCCGATATTAGAAAGAAATTTGTTAAAGAAAAATGCGCTATTGTAGACCATAAAGGATATAACAAGTATTTTTTATTAAATGGTAAAACAATGGCCGTACAAAATACTGACCTTACTACAATCCAAGAAGGCTTAAAACCAGGTCAGATTAAAAATTTATTTAGTAAAAGTATGAAAGGAAGAATCACTTCCAGAACACTATTAAATAAATTCATTGAGGAGGTTGCGTAAAAATCAATGTGGATAACACAATTTTTAGGCTTGCTTTATACAATGAACTATGATAGGATATATTAATAAAACGAAAGGAAAGCACTATGCTAAACACTAAACAAACACAATTTATTGAACATGCTTATTCAATGTTTAATAAAAAGGAGTTAACTGTAGATCAGTTAAAACAAGCAAACAAAAAGTTTGGTTGTAAATATGCTCCACAATGGTTGATTAAAAATAAAGATTACAAGTTAGGTAAATCTTTATTTAGATTACCTGTAGATGGTGAGGACGTTTCTGTTCCAGAACCAGTTATCAAAAAAGATACGGCTAATGAGGTTGAATCAAAATCTGAAGCCGCTTATATTGTATCATCTTTAGTAGGCGACATTGTCCCTAAAAAAGATCCAATATTTGTTCCATTTGGTAATTATGCAGATGTAAAATCTATTGTAAAATCTAATAGGTTTTATCCTATTTTTATTACTGGTTTATCTGGTAATGGTAAAACAATGGGTGTCATTCAATCTTGTGCCGAGGCTAAGAAAGAAATGATTAGAGTAAACATAACAATTGAAACCGATGAGGACGATTTGTTAGGCGGTTATAGACTTAAAGATGGTCAAACTGTATGGCAAAACGGACCTGTTATTGAGGCGATGGAAAGAGGCGCTATGTTATTATTAGACGAGGTTGACCTTGCTAGTAATAAGATTATGTGTCTACAACCAATACTTGAAGGTTCAGGAGTTTATGTTAAAAAGATAAACAAGTTTGTTAGACCTAAATTAGGGTTTAATGTTATCGCTACTGCCAATACTAAAGGTCAAGGTAGTGAAGACGGTAAGTTTATCGGAACCAACATTCTTAATGAGGCATTTTTGGAAAGATTTCCTGTTACATTTGAACAGAAATATCCAAGTGTTGCTATTGAGAAAAAAATATTAACTAACACATTAAAACAAGCTGGTAAATCAGACAAAGCTTTTATAGAAAAGCTTACTACATGGGCTGATGTTATCAGAAAAACTTATTTTGATGGTGGCGTTGACGAGATTATCTCAACAAGAAGATTGGTCCACATTACTCAAGCTTATGCGATATTTAATAATAAAGTAAAAGCTATTACAATGTGTACTAATAGATTTGATGATGATACAAAAAATTCGTTTGTAGAGTTATATACTAAAGTAGATTCTGGTGCTAGTGTTGAAGACATTATGGAACAGAATAGACAAAAAGATTTAGCTGAACAACAAACGGATCTTAGCGAGGACGAAGACGAAGATTCTGATACAACAGATGATTCGGATAATGTTTAAGCTATAGTGTAATCCTTGGTGGCGCTGTAGTGGGCGCCACCGTTTAAGGATTAAACAAGAGAAAGAATTATGATAAAAGTAGATGTAAGAAATGGTAATGTAGAACAGGCTTTAAGAGTCTTAAAAAGAAAAAATTTAAAAGATAATTTCCTTAAAAATTATAAGGAAAGAATGTATTATGAGAAACCTTCTGAAAAAAAGAGACGAAAAAAGAAAGAAGGAATTGCCAATTGGAAGAGGAAGAAACGTTTACAAGAGAGATTTTTATAAGAAATTTATGGAATTTAACGCTATAAAAGTGATATATATATTATGGTCAAGGCTGCTCGTAAGTCCTATGACAGCGTTAAAGAAGCTATTATAGCTTCGGATATGGTGGATTGTTTTAGCATTTGCGCTTAGTTTCGCACCACCTTAAAAAAACAAACTAAAGCTGCGGAGCGTTTTGGTAGTTTCGCCCTTATATAAAAACTACCATTTATTTTATATAGATGGTTGACATTTGAAAGTTAATACTTATATAAATAACTATGACAATGCCATTAAGGGTTGTCTATAACAATAACTTTGCTTAACAATAGGAGGTTAATATGACCAATTCAAAAGCAATTCAATTCTTTAATAGTTTAAGACCAGTAACCGTAGGGTTTGACAGTATGTTTGACAACTTTGAACATATGTTAGATACAGATTTTACGAGAATGGGAAACTATCCACCATACAATATCGTTAAAACAGGTAAGTTTACCTATGATATTGAATTAGCATTAGCAGGATACTCTAAAAATGATGTATCTGTAGACTATGCTGACAATGTTCTAACAATCAAGTCTAATAAAGACGAGCAGACTAAAGAGGTTGAGGACAATGATGGTATACTTCACAAAGGTATAGCTAAAAGATATTTTAGTAAGTCATTTACTGTAGCAGAAGACTGCGAAGTAAAGGGTGCTGAACTAAAAGATGGTCTTTTAAAGGTATCTTTAGAGAAGATTGTTCCAGACTCAAAGAAGCCTAGAACTATAAAAATCAAGTAAATTGAGAGATCGGGAGGGAGCATTGACTTCCTCCCGATTTTATGTTAAAGTAAGATAATGTATAAATAAAAACAAGAGTTGTTTAATCCTTATGGGATTGAAAACTCATAATCCAATAGGAGAAAAAAATGTTAATAGAAACAAAAAATATAGCTCAAAAAGAATTTGAGCGTCCAATTCCCGACTTTTCAAATGTCGGAGTTTACGTAAAAAAAAATCCAACCAAATTAAAATTATCAAAAATTCATATTGATGATAAAGAAGGCAACACCGCTCGTATGCATGGTACTAGCGAAAGTGATATTGAGAGTTTAAAACACTCTTTATCTAGTGGTTGGAATACAAGTGAATATCTACCATGTGTTTATAAAAATCCAGATAAGTCTAGTGACTATTCATATATTTTAGCATATGGTTATAATAGATGTATAGCTTTAGAAGAATTATATGGTGATGATTTTGAAATGTGGTTTGATATAGTTGATTGTTCAGATAGTGAATTATTAGATATAAGAACCATGGAAAATGAAGGTCTACCAAAAGTTACCAATAAAGAAATAGACATTGTTAAAACTATAATGGTAAAAATAGATAGACATGGTTTTCCTAAAGATAGTGATAAGATTAGAGACCATTTAAATAAAATTTGTCCTAATAGAAGACTTGAATCTATAGACAATATTATTAGACAAGTGGAAGAAAGAGCTAGTATAAACAATGCTGTCTATGAATGGAATCCATCAAAAGCAAAAAGATGGTCTAAAAATGATTCGTCTATTAAATATAATTATGATGGTAAGGAAACCAATGGTGTACATACATTTATTTGTAAACAAGGTGGTGCTTATAGAACTTACCATAGAATGATAACCAAGTACCTTGAGACCGGTAACCCTTGTCAAGTTATATTTCATGTATCAAGACCTACACCCAAATCTCCAATAAGTGAAAAAAGAAAAAGAACTTTAGAGGATTGGAATGAAGGAATTAATAGATTAAAACAATTAGGTTGTAAAACCAATTGGATGAAAGCGGCTGGTTTCTTTCCACAAGTAGTTGGTAAAGACAATTGGTCAAAATTAGTACAAGTTAAATAAATAATGGATTGGGAGGGAGCATTGACTTCCTCCTGATTTTATGTTAAAGTGAGATAATATTATGGAAATAAAGAATATAAAATTTAAAACACGTGAAGGTGATATATCCGAATCAGGTGCTTGTAATTTTTCCAATGGTAAATGGGTTGATAGAACTACTGACTATTACTTTAAAGATAAGAAAGTAATTATATTCAGTTTACCAGGAGCTTTTACACCAACTTGTACATCACAACAACTTCCAGGTTATGACAACCTGTATACGAAATTCAAAGAACATGGCATAGATGAGATTTATTGTATATCAGTAAATGATTCTTTTGTTATGAATGCATGGAAAACCAACGAACAAATCAAAAACATTAAAATGATACCAGATGGCAATGGCGAACTAACAAAGAGTTTAGATATGTTAGTTACCAAAGAGGCCATTGGTTTTGGTTACCGTTCATGGAGATATGCAGCTATTGTACACAATGGTGATATAATAAAAATGTTCGTTGAACCTGGTAAAGAATTTAATGATCCATCGGATCCTTATGGAGTATCTTCACCAGAAAATGTCTTGAAATATTTGGAGGCTTGACATTTTGAACAAATTGATATAGTATAGAAAATGCGGATGTCGTATAAAAGTATTATGATAGGTTTCCAACCTGTAGAACTTGGGGCAGTACCAAGTATCCGCTCCAAAAAGAAAAGTTAAATTATGAATAGGAGTGATTACAAAATGAACTTGTCCACAAACACAATAGCTTTGTTAAAAAATTTCTCTGATATAAATCAGAACATTTTAATTAAGCCAGGAAATAAGATACAAACTATTTCCAATATGAGAAATATTTTAGCAGAGGCTGAAATAAAAGAAAAATTTGATAGTGAATTTGCTATCTATGATCTACCACAATTTTTAAGATCATTGGATTTATTTAAAAGTCCTGAACTAACGTTTAATGGTGGTGCTTCAATGACTATCAGTGAAGCTAAAGAGGGAAGAAAATCAGTTAAGTATTTCTTCTCTGATAAATCTACGGTGTTTACACCTAATAAGATTAACATGCCAGATAAACATGTTTCATTTCAATTAAAAAATGATGACTTGGCTGAACTACATAAAGGCGTTACAACTTTAAATTTACCAGATGTTGCTGTAATAGGCGATGGTAAAGATATTAAATTAGTAGCTACTGATAAGAAAAACAAGACTTCTAACGTAGTGTCTTCTGTAATCGGAAAATCAAATGTTAAGTTTACCGCTTACTTTAAATCAGAAAACTTTAAGATGATACCAGATGATTATGATGTAGCAATATCAAAAGCAAAAATATCTAGTTTCATTAGTAGAGCAAAAAACGTCCAATATTGGATTGCATTAGAACCTGACTCTGAATTTTAAGGAGTTGGTCTATGACAGATTTTTTGTGGGTAGAACAATACCGACCCAAAACAATAGATGAATGTATCTTATCAGAAGATACAAAGAATACCTTTTTAGAATTTCTATCTAAAAAAGAACTACCAAACATGTTATTAACTGGTACTGCCGGTACTGGTAAGACAACTGTTGCTCGTGCTTTATGTGAAGAATTAAACCTTGATTATATTGTAATCAATGGATCAGATGAAGGCCGTCAAATAGATACGTTAAGACATAAGATTAAAAACTTTGCAACAACTGTATCTTTCAATACAGAATCAAAACATAAAGTAGTCATAATTGACGAGGCAGATTATATGAATGCCGAATCGGTACAGCCTGCTTTAAGAAATTTCATAGAAAGTTTTTATAATAACTGTAGATTTATATTTACTTGTAACTATAAGAACAAAATCATACCAGCTTTACATAGTCGTTGTACTGTTATTGACTTCAAAGTTTCTAATGGTCAAAGAGGGAAAACTGCTGTTGCTTTTATGAAACGTTTGGAAAGTATCTTAAAAGAACAAGAAATTGAGTATGATAAAAAAATATTAGCTCAGTTAATTGAAAAACATTATCCAGATTTTAGAAGAACTATCAACGAACTTCAAAGATATTCTGTACGTGGTAAGATTGACAGTGGTATTCTATTCAATTTAAAAGAAACAGACTATAAGAATCTTATGGGTTACCTGAAGAAAAAAGAGTTTGATAGTATGAGGAAGTGGGTAATCCAACATTTAGATATGGACGCTACTGATCTATTCAGAGGTGTCTATGATGTTCTATATGAAAGTTTAGAACCTAAATCCGTACCTCAAGCGATATTAATAATTGCTGGCTACCAATACAAGGCAGCCTTTGTGGCTGACCACGAAATTAATGTAATAGCCTGCCTAACAGAGATTATGGCAAATTGTAAATTCAAGTGATGAAAGGAAACGTTTTACTAAATATGTTCAGAGAGGCAAATGCCTTTTAAATCAATGAAAGGAATTAAGAAAAGAAATGGCAAAGAGAACACTATGGAGAGTGTTGATAGTAAAAATGAGAATGTGGTATGCAGATGTAAGAGGTCATCATGGACATAAATGGAATTATGAGCCAAGTGAGAGTTACATGGGCAGAAAACGAAAGAGATAATGGCAGACATTAACAAATTAGTAAATGAAATAGGTAAATTAACTATGCAAGAAGCTGCTGATATGGCCAAAATAATGGAAGATCAGTGGGGAATACAAGCAAGTAATTTACAAGCGGCTGCTCCAACACCTGTTGCAGTTTTAGAAGAAAAGAATACAGCTACAGTTATATTAAAAAGTTTTGGTGAAAAGAAAATGGGTGTATTAAAAGTTGTTAAAGAAGTATTAGAATTAGGTTTAATGGAAGCAAAAAATTTTGTTGAAGATTTACCTAAAACGGTTGAAGAAAACCTTGAAACAGCACATGCTGAAGAATTAAAGAAGAAGTTAGAAGACGCTGGCGGAACAGTAGAACTTAAATAAAATTGATTCAAGGCACTAGTTTATATTATGTACGAATTAAAAGATTATTTAAAAGCTATAAACGAAACAAAAGTTAACCTTTTGAAGACCAGCGATATTGCCTGGACTAAAAAGTACCCTCCCTACATCATTAATAAGTGTTTATCCATGTTTTGGGATACACTTCCACATGCCAATGAAATGAATGGTTATCACTTCTTGGACAAAGACATACAATTTCAATTTTTACTAAATAGTATCAGACCAAAGAAACGTTTTGGTGGGAAGTGGATCAAACAAATTAAGTTGGTTGACTTGGAATATGTAAAAGAGTATTATGGATATAGTAATGATAAAGCACGTCAAGCACTACAAGTACTCTCAAAAGAACATATAGATAAAATTAAACAAGCCTTATACAAAGGCGGGAGAAGAAAATGAATGATGAAGTAAAGTGGTCACAAGATCAGATGTTAGAGGTAACTCTAAATCAACCAGATGATTTCTTAAAAGTTAGAGAGACACTTACCAGAATAGGCGTAGCAAGTAGAAAAGATAAGACCCTTTTTCAATCTTGCCACATACTACACAAACAAGGAAAGTATTACATAGTACATTTTAAAGAGCTTTTTGCTTTAGATGGAAAGAAGGCTACTCTAATTAATAATGATATACAACGTAGAAATACAATAGCAGTATTACTACAAGACTGGAATTTAATTAATATATTAGACAAAGATACAGCAAAAGAAAACAGAGCACCATTATCACAGATTAAAGTATTACCATTTAAAGAGAAAAAAGAGTGGATATTATCCGCTAAATATAACATAGGTAAGAAAATAGTTAAGGAAGAGAAGCCTCTTCCGAAGGAAGAGAAACCTGATAATGCAGATACCAAAGTTTAGAGATTATATAACAGAGCAAAACCCTGGTCGTAAAGATAAACCGATCACGATTGCTATACTTACTATAAATGATTCAGAGGATCCTCAAAAGGATTCAACTGTTGAACTTATAGAAAAGGCGTGTAAAAAACAAAAAACTAAATGCGTTATTGTTAATACAACATCTACTATAATCACAGCAAAAGACGAAGATAAGAACACCCTTACTGTCTATAATTACGATGGTAAGAATGGTGAACATACCTTTACAGGTAAAGATACCGTTGTTATAACACGAGGTGGTGCAGTGGAGAACGAAGCTGGACTGTCTTTAATCTCTGCCTTTCAAAACTCACAATCATTTATGTTAAACACAAGACAAGCTATGATGACTTGTGATAACAAATTAACGTCAGCTTTACTATTTGAAAAGTTTGGTATAGCTACACCAAAAACAGCATTTATATCTAACGAGAATAATATAAGAACTGGAATAGATATGATTGGTGGTAAGTTTCCACTTATCTTAAAGACATTAACAGGTACACAAGGTATCGGAGTAATTAAAATTGAAAGTTATGAAGGTCTTGTTGCAACTGTACAAGCAATGTGGAAATTAGAATCTGAACTTTTAATACAAGAATTTATGCCTACAAAGTTTGATGTAAGAACTTTTTGTTTAGATAACAAAGTTATTGCAAGTACAAAAAGAGTACATAGCTCATATGACTTTAGATCAAATACTCATAGAGGTGCCGAGGCACACCCTTATACTTTAAATGATGAAGAACATGAATTAATTTTAAAAGCTTCAAGAGCTTCAAAGGCATATATGGTAGGAGTTGACCATATAATACACAATAAAAAACCATACATTTTAGAAATCAATGGTAGTCCAGGATCAGGTGCTGATTATCAAGGTTACCAATACAAAGATTATTATTCTGATCCAGAACCATCTGGTAGAATAGACGGTGAAAAAATGATGGAATATCTTGTAGATTATATTCAAGATAGAAGTCATTGGGATAGACAATCACTTATAGAATGTGGTTGGTTAGAAACTGTTGACGTTGCCGATGTAGATAAAGTTAGAGCTAAGTTTGATAGTGGTAACGGATCAAAAGCTTGTGCTTTACATGCCGATAAAATTATATCAGATAAGAAAACTGTTAAATGGAAATATAATGGTAAAACTTATGAGAAACCTAAATTTGGTCAAAGTAAAATTTTTAGAGCAAATGCTACAAACGAACCTTCTGAAATTAGACCTACAATATTATTAGATTTAACCTTTAATGGTTTTACCTATAAAGATGTAGAGGTAGGATTAGATAGTAGACCAAGATCAGGATCAGATTTATTAATTAATAGAGATTTAATGAGACAAATGAATGTTAGTGTTAACCCTAATAGGACGTTTGTATTAAGTAAAAGACTAAAACCGGTTGACAAAGAACAGAAGTAAAACATTGCCTTTTTATAGGTAATGTGTTATATTAAATAATACAATAGGAGATATTATGCAAGAAGTGAAAATATTAAGACTATCTACAGGCGAAGATGTAATTGCCAAGGTAGGTGAGAACGACCAAGGCGTGAGTTTAAAAAATCCATTCGTGATTATACCTCAACGAAAAGGTCCAGGACAACCATTACAATTAATGATGTCTCTGTACAATGCCTTTGGTAAAAAGGAAACTGTCACTATATCAAAAGATAAAATAGTTTTTATGACAGAACCTAAAGATGAGATAAGAACATCTTACGAACAAAACACAAGCTCAATTATAACAAAGAATCAAAAGTTAATAACAGAAGCAACGTGATAACAGTAAACTTTATTAGGACAAACAATGAGAAAGTCCAAGTAAAGGTGCCTGCTGGTTTCACTATAATGGAAGCAGCTAAAGAGGCATGTTTACCGGAAATTCCTGCTGACTGCCGTGGTTGTTGTGCTTGTGCTACTTGTCACGTACATGTAAACAATGCCTGGATTGCCAAATTAGATCCCATAGATTATAATAGCAGTGAACAAGAATTATTAGAATATGAAAAAGGATATAAAAAAGGTATTAGCAGATTGAGTTGTCAAATATCATTAACAAAAGAACTTGATGGCATAACTTTACATTTACTTGATGATAAACTTTTATAAATCAGTTATAGAACACAAAGGTAAACTTCTAGTTAGAGGTATACATGATGGCAAAGACTATAAAGAAAAGATAGACTTTGGTCCTACTCTATATTCTATCACACAAAAAAATACAAAATTTAAAACTTTAGATAATCGCAATCTTAATCCTATTAAATTCAAAAACATTAATGACGCAAGAAGATTTAGACGAGACGTTGCAACCGATAATTCTCCTATTTACGGTTTAGAACGTTTTCATTATCAATATATTAATGACCAATTTCCTAAAAATATAAAATGGGATAAAAAGTTTATTAAGATATTCACAATGGATATTGAGACTACGGTCACTGATGGTTTTCCAGATGTAGAAAATCCTATTGAAGAAATTATTTGTATCACTGTTAAAAATCAAACTAATAAACAGGTTATAACATGGGGAACTGGTGAATATAAAACAGATAGACTAGATGTTACCTATGTAAAATGTAAAACTGAACAACATTTAATAATGGAGTTTATGAAATTTTGGTTAAAGAATCATCCAGATGTTATTACAGGATGGAATACCAAGTTTTTTGATTTACCATATTTAATGAATAGGATTAAATTAATTGCAGGCGAAAAGGTTGCAACTAGAATGTCGCCATGGAATTTAATAGAAAAAAATGAAATCATAGTAAGAGGTAGACCTCAAACAACATATACTTTAAAGGGTATTGTGATGTTAGATTATCTTGATTGTTATAGATGGTTTATACCAACAAGACAAGAAAGTTATAAACTAGATTTTATTGGTGAGTTAGAACTAGGTAAAAAGAAACATGTAAATCCTTTTGAAACATTTAAAGATTTTTATGAAAAAGATTTCCAAAAGTTTATTGATTATAACATACAAGACGTTGAAATTGTTGACGCCTTGGAAGATAAACTTGGTTTAATTGAACTAGCATTAACTGTTGCATATGAATCTAAAGTAAACTATGATGATATATTTTCACAAGTAAGAGTGTGGGATACTTTAATTGCAAATCATTTATTGGCAAAAAATATATGTATACCACCAAGAGAAGAACATATTAAAGATACAAAATATGAAGGCGCTTATGTAAAAGACCCTAAAGTCGGTCAGCATAAGTGGGTAGTTTCTTTTGACATTAACTCACTATATCCACATATCATTATACAATATAATATTTCGCCAGAGAAAATAATAGGACAGGATCCTTCAGGTATTTCTGTAAATAAAATGTTAAAACGGAAAATAGATTTATCTTATTTAAAAAAAGAAAATGCTTGTGTAACACCTAACGGTGCGAAGTTTAAAAATGATAGTCAAGGTTTCTTACCAGAAATGATGGAGACCATGTACAATGAACGTGTTGTTTATAAGAAACGTATGTTAACAGCTAAAAAATTATATCAAAAGAATAAGGATCCCGAATTATTAAAAGAAATTTCTAGATGTCACAATATACAATGGGCAAGAAAGATTGCTTTAAACTCAGCTTATGGTGCAGTTGGTAACCAATACTTTAGATTTTATGATGTAAGACAAGCAAGTGCTATTACTACAACAGGTCAATTCATTATTAGATATATTGAGGAAAAAGTAAATGATTATATGAATAAGATTTTAGAATCAGAGTATGATTATATTGTTGCGTCTGATACAGATTCAATTTATGTGACGATGGATAAGTTAGTTGAAAAGACTTGTCAAGGTAAAACAAATGAACAGATATGTAATTTTATTGATAAGGTTGTTGATAGTAGAGTAGAACCATATATTAAAAAATGTTTTAATGAACTATCTGAATATTCAAATGCATTTAAAAATTGTATGGTAATGAAACGAGAAATAATTGCCAACAAAGGAATATGGGTTGCAAAGAAAAGATATATGTTAAACGTATTAGATGATGAAGGAGTAAGATTAGCTGATCCTAAATTAAAGATTATGGGTATTGAGGCAGTTAAATCATCAACACCACAAGTTTGTAGAGGTAAAATTAAAGAGGCAATTCAAATTATTATGAATAAAGATGAACCTACTTTACAAAAATTTATTGCAGACTTTAAAAAAGAATTTTTAGAAATGGCACCAGAACAAATATCCTTTCCTAGATCATGTAATAATATTGGTAAGTATAGAAACCCAGCAACTATCTTTAGTAAAGGAACACCAATACATGTAAAAGGTTCTTTAATATACAATCATAAATTAAAAGAAATGAAATTACATAAGAAATATCCTTACATAAAAGAAGGAGATAAGATAAAGTTTCTTAAATTAATACAGGCAAATCCATTTAGATTTGATGTGATTAGTTATATTACAACGTTACCATTTGAATTTGATTTAAAGAAATATATAGATTACGAAACACAATTTGAAAAAACATTCCTTGATCCTATGAGATTTATATTACAATCTATAGGTTGGTCACAGGAAAAGAAAGCAACTTTGGAGGCATTTTTTGGATGAAAAATGGAATAAGTAAACGATACCAGGTGGTGAGAGACGTTGAAGTTGAAGAAGCTTTTACTAAAATTATTAAATGGATAGGTGAAGACCCTACAAGAGAAGGACTTAAAGCTACACCAAAAAGATTAGTGAATGCATATAAAGAATATTTTAAAGGTTACCACGAAGACCCAAAACAAATTTTAGAAAAAGCATTAGCCGATGTACAAGGTTATGACGAAATGGTTATACAAAAAAACATTTCAATTCATAGTCATTGCCAACATCATATGGCTCCAATAGTTGGAGTTGTTCATGTTGCATATATTCCAAACAAAAGAGTAGTTGGTTTAAGTAAACTTGCTAGAGTAGTAGAGGTATTTTCAAAGAGATTACAAACACAAGAAAAATTAACAATGCAAATTGCAAATACAATTATGGATGTTTTACAACCAAAAGGTGTTGCAGTAACCATAAACGCTTCACACCAATGTATGACCATGAGAGGTATTAAAAAAGAAAATGCAACCACTGTTACAAATTATTTTCTTGGTGTTTTAAAAGATGATTTAAATTATCAAAAAAAATATTTAAAGTTTATATGAAAAAATTTAAAGATAACATAAGTGATTTTTTTAAATGGGTTAAAGGTACTGAACTTGTTGAATTAGACAACATAGATGTATCAGAGGATCCTGTAAGACCTGAATTAACATTAGGTTTTAGAATTACACATGGTAGAAAGATATTTGGATTAAAATATAATGATGAGATTGAATCAATTGTTTGTATTGCAATTTGTCCTGAAGTACCACATACTGTTAGAGAAATGGATTATATGTCCAGAGTTAAAGACGGCAAAATTGTAATAGCATATACTGTATGGTCAAGAAAAAAAGGTGCAGGTAAAGAGATTATTAACAAATTAGGTGAATGGGTTAAAGATAATAAGTATGAAAAATTGGTAACATTATCTCCATTAACAACAATGGCAACACACTTTCATATTAGAAATGGTGCCAAACAAATAGGTATCAATGAAGATACTCAAAATTTTGAATACAGATTACAATGATAAAAACATTTGATTTAACATTAATACTATTAATTACCTTGCATTGGTCATTTTCTTTAGGTATGTTATTAGCAATAAAAACATCTTGGTCTATACCAAGATTTATAATGACAATTTTTATTTTCAGGTATTTAGCTTTGAGTTATGGATATTAAAAAGACATATAATATAATATACGCCGATCCTCCGTGGCATTTCCAAAATTATAATAATGAGAGTGCTCAAACTAATCCAGAAAATCATTATCCTACAATGACAATGAAAGATATAGAAAATTTACCAGTTGGAGATATTGCAGATAAAGATTGTGTATTGTTTATGTGGTGTACCGATCCATTATTACACAAACAAATACCTATAGTTGAGAAGTGGGGTTTTGATTACAAGACCGTAGGCTTTACGTGGGTGAAGACGAACAAGAATCGAATCAAGAACTATTTTTTTAAAGGTCCAGGTTATTGGACAAGAGCCAATACAGAGACTTGTATACTTGCAACAAAAGGTAAACCAAAACGAGTTGGTGCCAACGTAGATAGATTGGTTGTGAGTGAACGTAGAGAACATAGTAGAAAACCAGATAGAATTAGAGACGATATAGTTAAACTATGTGGAGATTTACCACGTATAGAATTATTTGCTAGAACTTCTATGCCTGGTTGGGACGTATGGGGAAACCAGGTTGACAAATTTACAATTTAATGATAGAATAAACAGATGAAAACTAAAAATTTAACAGGTGACCAAGCATTGCATTGTGCTGGTATATTCAATAATTACTTTGAAAAGTTTAGTCGTATAGATGAATATATGAGAGATCAAAAATTATCTCAAATAGGAAATATACCGGCTGCATTACCTGGAATGACTTTAGATAGTGATATGTTTTCTAAATTTGATATGTCGCCTAAAGATATGGAATTTGAAATATTGGAACCTGATAATGAAACATATGATACATTATTAAATATGACTTCTTCTCATACTAATATGTCAAGTGTGCCTGGTAAAAATTTAAAGATTGCAGTAAAAGAAAAGAATACTAATCAGTGGGTAGGTTTTATAAGATGTGGTTCTCCAGTTATAAACATGAAACCAAGAAATGAATTATTAACTCACGTACCAGAATTAGTAAGTTTTAATAAAACATCTATAATGGGATTTGTAATAGTACCAACTCAACCTTTTGGTTTTAATTATCTAGGTGGTAAACTATTGGCTGCCATATGTTGTAGTCATACAATAAGAGAAAAATTAAATAACAAATATGGTATGAACTTATCATTGTTTGAAACTACAAGTCTATATGGTAATAGTAAATCATCAAGCCAATATGATGGTATGAAACCATATTTAAGATACAAAGGATTAACTGATAGTGATTTTATACCTTTGATACATGGTAAACCTTTCCATGATCTTGCAACGTTTGTTGATAGTGCTGTAGGTAAACTTGTTAAAGATGACGCCTCTAGTAGAAAGTTAAAACTAACAACGGCCATTATTGGTTTAATAAAGAGAAGTTTAAACAGAAGTGATTTAGAAAGATTTAATACAACTATAAATAATGCAAAGAAGCTAACTGAAAGAAAAAGATACTATGTTAGTGATTATGGTATTAAGAACTATCTAGATATAGTAAAAGACAACACAAAGGAAATAGTTAAAGGTGATAATTGGGATAAATTCCACCTAAATAATATAATAGATTGGTGGAAAAAGAAAGCTGAATCTCGGTATAATAAACTGAAAGAACAAAATAGATTAAGAACTGAATTAGAAATATGGACACCAGAGGCAAAAATAGATATAATAAGATAATATCAAGCTTGACAATTTTAAGTGGATATGATATAAAGGAGATAATATGAGTGATTTTTTAAAAGAAATAATTAAAGAGAGTGGAAATGAATATGCAGGTTTAGTCAGTGATGGAATAGATAGCGCTGACGTTACCAGTTTTATAGATACAGGCTCTTATTCTTTTAATGCTTTATTATCAGGCAGTATTCACGGTGGATTACCATCAAATAAAATCACAGCAATTGCAGGAGAAGCGGCTACAGGTAAAACCTTTTTCGCATTAGGCATTGTAAAGAATTTTTTAGACAAAAATAAAAACGCAGGTGTTATTTATTTTGAATCAGAAAGTGCTATATCAAAAGACATGATTGAAGGTCGTGGTGTTGATGGTAGTAGAACTGTAGTAGTACCAGTATCAACAGTACAAGAATTTAGAGCACAATCAATAAAAATTATAGACAAATATTTAGAACAACCAGAGGATAAAAGACAACCTTTAATGTTTGTTCTAGACAGTTTAGGTATGTTATCTACTACAAAAGAAATGGAAGATACAGCCGCTGGTAAAGAAACAAGAGATATGACTAGATCACAAATAGTCAAATCAACTTTTAGAGTATTAACTTTAAAATTAGGTAAAGCAAATGTACCTATGATAATGACCAATCACACCTACGATGTTATTGGTTCTATGTTCCCACAAAAAGAAATGGGAGGTGGCTCAGGATTAAAATACGCTGCCTCATCAATCATCTATTTAAGCAGACGTAAAGAGAAAGACGGTGCTGAAGTAATTGGTAATATTATACATTGTAAAAATTATAAATCTAGATTAACAAAAGAAAACGCCATGATAGACGTTAAATTAACCTACAAACACGGACTTGATAAACATTATGGACTTTTAGATATGGCTGAAGCAGCTGGTATCTTTAAGAAAGTATCAACAAGGTTTGAAACACCACAAGGTAAGGTGTTCGGTAAATCTATCAATGACGATCCAGAAAAGTATTTTACAAAAGAAATATTAAAACAAATAGATGAATATGCCAACAAAAAATTCCGATACGGATCAGACGAAGAATAAAAAACGTTTTGTATTTGCACAAAAGACTGGTGCAGATTACACAGCGATAAAATTACTTGAAGAAAAATACAGAAATGTAATCTACAAGTATGGTAAAGTTGCGTTTGCAAAAGAAGAAGATAGCAAAGGTCACTTGCCAATGAAGTTTGATTATGATATACTATCCAATCCAGAATCAAAAGAGATTGAAAATCAAGAGTTTATAGATTATATCGGTGACATATTAATTGAAGTAATGGAAGAACAACTAAACTCTGGCAAGGTAGAATTTACAAATGAATAATGAACGAATTGAAATAAGTATATTAAGAAACTTGATGTACAATGAAGCGTACATGAGAAAGGCTATACCTTTCTTAAAAGAAATATACTTTGCAAAACGAGAAGAAAATATTTTGTTTACAGAAATATATGCTTTCGTATCAAAGTATAATAATCTTCCTACCAAAGAAACCATTATGGTTGAAATGGGTTATAGAAAAGATTTAAATGATGACGAAGTAAGAACAGTAAAAGATTTATTAGAAGTATTAAATCCTGAAGATGTTGACCAGAATTGGCTGATTGATACAACAGAAAAGTTTTGTAAAGACAGAGCAGTCCATAATGCAGTATTAGAGGGTATTAAAATATTAGATAAGAAAGATAGCAAGAGATCACCAGAGGCAATACCAAGTATCTTGGCTGACGCCTTAGCAGTTTCTTTTGATAATCATATAGGGCATGATTATTTGGCAGATAGTGATGATAGATTTAATTGGTATCATACTAAAGAGAAAAAATTCCAATTTGATTTAAGTTATTTTAATAGAATTACAAAAGGTGGTGTTCCAAGTAAGACTTTGAACATTGCATTGGCAGGTACAGGTGTAGGTAAGTCTTTGTTTATGTGTCATTGTGCTAGTAGTTTTTTAGCACAAGGTTTAAATGTATTGTATATCACTTTAGAAATGGCAGAGGAAAGAATTGCAGAAAGAATAGACGCTAATTTATTAGATGTATCTATGGACGATCTCCATGATATGCCTAAATCTTTATACGAAGATAAACTTAAAAGGTTACAAGATAAAACTAAAGGTCAATTTATCATTAAAGAATATCCAACAGCGTCTGCTCATAGTGGACATTTTAGAGCATTATTAAATGAACTTGCTTTAAAGAAATCTTTTAAACCACAAGTATTGTTTATAGATTATTTAAACATATGTGCTTCAAGTAGATTTAAAGGTGGTAATATATCATCATACTTTTATATTAAGGCTATCGCTGAAGAATTAAGAGGTCTAGCAGTAGAGTTTGATTTACCTATTTTCAGTGCTACACAAACAACTAGAACTGGTTATACAAGTACAGATATTGGTTTAGAAGATACAGCAGAGTCTTTTGGTTTACCAGCAACGGCTGACTTTATGTTTGCTCTACAATCAAACGAGGAATTAGAACAACTAGGTCAAATGAAAGTAAAACAATTAAAGAATAGATATAATGACCCAGCAATTAATAGATCATTTATTGTAGGTGTAGATAGATCAAAAATGAAATTATATGATGTACAAAACACAGCTCAAAATATAGTAGATAAAGGAACTGAAAGTAAACCAGAAGGAAAAAATCCTTATGATAAGTTTTCAGATTTTAAAGTATGATAAAAACTATTATAACATTTCTATTCATTTCAGGTGTTCTTGCTTTGGGGAGAATTATTCCACACCCACCAAACTTTACACCAATTTTAGCAACAGCAATTTTTACTCCATATATAATTAAAGATAAATGGATTGCAATGTCAATTCCATTATTAGCAATGTTTATTGCAGATTTAGTTATAGGTTTTCATCCATATATGTTATGGGTGTATGGAGCAATAGGTTTATCAACTTTAATTAGTAATTGGTCAATGAAGTTTAATAAAAAATATATTCAATTAGGTGTAATGGCAATTATATCTTCTGTACTATTTTTTATAATTACTAATTTTGCAGTATGGGTTATGTGGGATAATTATCCAAAAACAATTGATGGTTTAGTAATGTGCTATACTATGGCAATACCCTTTTTTCAAAACACATTATTATCAACTATGCTATATACAACACTTATAGTTTTAACAGTACAGAAAGGAATGAAATATGCGAACAATTATATTTAGTTTATTATTAATAATTGGATTAGCTGGATGTTCAAGTCAAACATTTAAACCAGATACTACTACATTAAAATATGGTAATACTGGACAAGATGGCGATAGTGTTAATGGAGATTACAATTCAGAGAATTTTACTATAACACAAACATTTAAGTGGTCACAATAAAAGGAGATATATAAATGAAAAAACTTTGGAATTGGAAAATAAATCTAATACGAAAGTATCCAGTATGGTGTGCTTATGCTGCCTGGATTGAAGGTCTAATAATAGGATTATTAATTTATCATTTCTTTATTAAATAATTATGCCAAAAATACAAAAAGTAAGATTTAGTAAAAGCGATAGACGACCAAGAAAAGTCTATCCTAAATTATCATATACTAAAGGTATGATTAAAAAAGGACGAAAAATACTATGGCAAGTTAAAGAAATACCTACCAATAGTATAGTCGCAACTTACTTTTTTGAGGAAGACGCAGATAAATTAGTTAAGTTTCAAAACAAAAATAAAGTATGGGAAAAGAACGGCGGTATCCCTAAAATGTTCTGGATTAACGAGCATTAACTCTTGCCTCTTTCTTATAAATATGGTATAAGAAAGAATTATGGCGTACAATTTAGCAACGGTTTCAACATTAGAACAACACGTACCATCAAATATTAAAGGTGAGTTTACATCTTTATTAAAGTTAATGGTAGAGGGCGCCTACTATGGCGATGATTCTCCTGTTACAAAGTCTAGAGTATATACAGTTAAAGTATCTCCAGACAATCTAAAAAAAGTCCTACCTACATTAGAAAAAAAGTATACAGCAAAAGTTAAGCAAGGCGCCAAGAAGTCTGCTGACTTTATAGTACAAGATTATAAGATTAGATTTATAGAAACAGGTAAGAAATCTGTAAAACAATTAGACGCACAAGTTGTACAGAAACAAGAAAGAGCCTCACTTTGGATTATTAAAAGATCATTAAAAGATAAGGTTAGATATAAAAGTGCTGAAGATATATCTAGAGACAAGAAATATAAAGAACTAGTGGCGATATATCCAGATGTTATGGAAGATGGTTGGTTAGATAGTTTTTATGCACAACAAAAAAAGATGTTAGAAATTTTTAGAGGTAAAACTTTTACAGAATATAATAGAGACGGTGGTTTTATGGATTATATCTCTAATTTAATAAGAGATAAGTTTAAGATTTCAAAAAAAGATAGTTGGAATCCTGCCGATATTTGGTTAATAAACAATGAGAGTACTGTTAAACGAACTATAAACAAAGCTATGGAAGGAAAGTCAGTATCTATTTCTAAACTAAATGATGTGATGAAGATATTATATTCAAAACATAAAGTAGCAGGCATATCATTAAAGAAAGTTACCAGTAAAGAGGCAAGATTTGAAGAAGTAAATACTAAAAACGCATTAATGAAAGACAGTAAGTTTGTGATGAAGTTATCTAGATCAGTTATGAAAATGACAAACAAATCAGACAAAACATTATCATCAGCTGATATGAGAATAGATATTAAATCATCTAACGATGTTTGCGAGTTTCAAATTAGACAAAACGGAAAAGGATTTAATCAGAATTTAAAATTTGATGGTAAATTTAAAGGTGCTGGTGCAGCTCGTATAGGTAAAGTACCAGTAGATTTATTAGCCAAGTTAATGGCAGAGTATGGTATAGGAAATAATAGAAAATTATTCTTTGTGAATAATCATAATCTATATCCTAAATCATTAGCAGAATTTGACAAAGTAAAAAATATATATAAGGCAAGATTTGATGTAGTCAATAAACATACAGATACAGGTATACCAGCGTCAGCATTTATTGGTAATATGTTGAAGTCGTATAACTCTCCAGATTTAAGGAACGGTGTATCTCATACTAAATTAATGGAGTTAGATTTCTTATATGTTATATACGCTATACCAACAATAAAAAGAAATAAAATGCTAACGGACATGGTGTTTTTGGCAGAGAAACGAGGGCAACAATTTGGTCCATTTGGCAAGTTGTACTAGTATAAATAGTGGTAATTAGTGCTTTATTAAATGAGAGAGTGAATTAATTTATGGAAAGAATGAAGGAAAAATGTTTAATTTTAAAGGTTTCATTACAAAGGAAAAGAATACACACCTAGAACATCTAGAAGATGACATAATCAATAGAGGTTCCAGAGGTGGAGATAATGCTATAAAGTTTCTAAAGTCAGTTAGAAACATGTTAGTAGGGTCTTCTGGAGCTAGAGTAAATATGTCTGTCAAGTGGGACGGAGCTCCTGCTATTATATGTGGTATAAATCCAGAAAACGGTAAATTCTTTGTTGGTACTAAATCAGTATTCAACGTCAAGCCAAAAATCAATTACACACCAGGAGATATTATGAGTAATCATGCAGGTGTTGTAGGCGATAAACTAAAAGTTTGTTTAAGAGAATTAAAAAAATTAAGAATAAGAGGTATCTACCAAGGAGATTTACTCTTTACAAACGATATAAAATACCAAGTTATAGATGGCGAGTCTATGATAACTTTCACACCAAATACAATCACATATGCAGTACAAGCAAGTAGCAGTATTGGTAGAAAAATTAGAAGAGCAAGAATGGGAATTGTATTTCATACAGCTTATCATGGTAAAGATATGAAAAGTTTAAGTGCTGGTTTTGGTACAATAACAGGTAGATCAGGTTCTTCAGCAGTGTGGTTAGCAAGTGCTGGATATACCGATACATCTGGATCATCAACGTTTACTAAAGGAGAACTATCTAGATTTGATGGTCTAATTAGAATGGCTGAAGGTTCTTTAGGTAAAGCTTCATCTATATTAAATGAAATGTCAAGATCAAATGATTCGTTATCAGTAGGTTTTAGATTGAAGGCTTTCTTTAATCATTATATTAGAAACACACAAGGCCATATGGGTAAGGTTAAACAACTCCAAAAAATGTTCAGAGACTATTATGGAAATATTTTAAGAGAAGAAATAGCAACTAGAAAAACCGAAAAAGGTAAACAAAAATATAGAGATATATTAGATACTAATTTAAAATGGATTGATAGAAATGAATCAGCATTGTACTTTGCTATAGCTTCTCACGTAAGTTTAGGTAATGCAAAGAACTTTTTAATATCAAAGTTATCACAAATACAAAGTATAGGTCATTTTATTAGAACATCAAATGGTTTTAAAGTAACCAATCCAGAGGGTTATGTTGCAGTAGATAGATCAGCTGGTGCAGTTAAACTTGTAGATAGATTAGAATTTAGTAGAGCAAACTTTACTATTGCTAAAGATTGGGTAAAAGGATAATGAATAATATTTACAGTGCTACGCATGATTTTTTATCAGCACCAATAGAAAAAGAAAAGAAAAGAAAAAAGAAAAGTAATAAAGCATATGCTTATTTTCTTCTTAAAAAAAAGAGAATGCAAAGAAAAAGAAAATGAAATCATTTATAGAGTACATAAACAAATTTTTAGAAGAAGCTAGACAACCAAAAATTATTTTAATTGGTGGTCCAGGCAGTGGTAAATCTACATATGCAAAATTTATAACAAAAGAATTTAATATACCACACATATACCCAGGTGAACTATTGAGAAAAGAGAAAGAAAAAGGTGGTGAAATGGCCAAAAGATTATCTAATTTAGGTAAAGGTCACTTTGCTCCAAATGATATAGTTTTAAAACTTGTATTTGACGCCGTTGACAAAACAGATGGTTTTGTATTTGATGGCTTTCCAAGATATATGCAACAAGTTAGAGACATGGAAAAGAAAGGTATTGATATAGATAATGTGGTATTTTTAGATGTAAGTCAGGAAGAAGTTATCAAAAGACTAACTGCTAGAGGTAGAGTTGATGATAAACCTGATGTTATTAAAGACAGAATTGCTTTATATAAAAAAGAAACAGGTCCTGTGGTTGACTACTACAGAGATAAACCTGGTTTCGTATCTATTAAAGCAGAAGGTGATACGCCGGAGAATATAGCTAAAGAGATAATAAATAAGGTTAAAAACAAATAATGAAAAGGAGAATAGAATGAGTGTTAAAAATGAAATAAAATTTCCAACACCAGAACCAGAAGATAATTCAATCAATGGTTTTAATACAACAGTTGATGTATTAGAGGCGGTGAAAGAAAATATTGCTAATGATAATAAAGATGTAGCGATTGATATGATTAATCAATTACTTAATGCTGGAAGTGGTGCATTTGGACCACAAGCACCTGAAGTTGATGAAACTAATACAGACATTAGACAAGAAGAAATAAATTAAGGAGATATAATGTATATAAAAGGTGGTATGAAAAAACTATCCAAAGCAATTGCAAAGTCAGCTAAAGAAAATATGGATGCTGAAATAAAAATTGCAGAACAAGAGGAGAAAGAAATGATGGAAGCAGAGAAGACGCCTGTATTTGGCGACAGTCAAATGGCCGGCATGTCAATCCAGGAAAAGCTTGGTACATGGAGCCATAATTTTTCTCAATTGGATGACAAAGAAAAGTTTTACTATATGCTAGAACAAGGACGTGGCATAGTTAAACTTGATGACGATAAAAGAATAAACGGTTATAGAATATATGGTTGTGTAAGCCAAGTATGGTTATTACCACAGCTTAAAGGTGAAAACATGGAATTTGAAGTAGACGCTGATTCTCACGAGGCAAGAGGAGCAATGTATATACTTCAATCAATTTTATCAGGTCACCCACCAAAAGAAATTTTGGAAGTGGACGATAATCAAATTGCTGGTATAGGTTTCATAGATGTATTAACTCCAAAAAGACGAGACGGTCTTTTCGCAGTTGTTAATGCTATAAGAGACTATGCTAAAGACATGAACGAAATAATGGTAGAGCAAACTCAAGCTGAACAAGTGGTAGATGAAAAACCGTCAAAAAAATATAAGAAGTATACAAAAGCGGGGGAGTAATGAAAAATTTACAAGAAGTAAAAAGCTTTCTAAATGAAGGTGTTTATGACAGAGGCATTTTTAAAGCTTTCTTCTTAGCAGGTGGACCTGGTTCAGGTAAATCATTTGTTACACAAGCCGCTTTTGCTGGCATAGGATTAAAAATAGTAAACTCGGATACAATCTTTGAAAGAGGATTATTAAAAGCAAACCTATCTTTAAAAATGCCAGACGAAGAAGAATATTTTAGAAACGTAGTACGAGACAGAGCAAAACTTACAGCAAGTACTCAATTAGATACCTATGTAAAAGGAAGATTAGGTCTTGTTATTGACGCAACTGGTCGTGATAAATCTATAATCTCTAGACA